CACAGATGTTAAACAAGCACTTGATAATGCCAAGAACATCAATACTGAAAACATGAGTGATGACGAGAAACGCGGTGTAGATTTCACTATACTAGCGATGGAAAGCGTACATAATTTCATCACTAGCCTATTGACAGAACAGAATGTCAATGAGTTGATACAGAACGCGACACCAGATATTAAATTTGAAGGGACATTGCACTGATGTTGATGACAGACATTTGGAATCGCAAGTTTGATAACAAGAAGATTGACATCATGAACAAGATGGTCACCGAACTATCATTATACATGACTGAGATAGAACTAGATCGTTGTTTGGACTTCATGTATCAGATTGAAGATAGCAAATTTGACATCAATCCAACAGTCAGCGATTGCAAGACACAACTTAAGTTGATATTAGGTAGTGATCGCTATGATGAGATCGTAGATAAGTGGAAGAGCAATAATCAGAAAATCTTGTCAGTATTTGGAACACTCAAATACAAGAACAAAAAAGATACTACTGACAAGACACTATATGATGGACTTGACCCAGAAGATGAACCACAAGATTGGGAGAAAATATATGTCTAAAGCAAAACCTGTCATGCTGAAGCAGACAAATCAGCAAGGTAAGAAAGTGGGTGCAGATAACAAAGCATGTTGGCCTGGATATAGATATAGTGGTACAGTCAAGGGCAAAGATGTCTGTACAAAGGTCAAGAAATGAGTTACAAGCCCACAGAAGCCATGGCAAATAACGCGAAGCGTGGCCTCAAGATGCGTGATGAAAGCACACCAAGCAATCGTGGCGGCACACAAGTGGGATTAGCACGTGCCAATCAGTTTGCAAAGCGTGAGAGTGTCAGTCTTGAGACAGTCATGCGCACATATCAGTTCTTATCAAGAGCAAGAGTATATTATAAGCCAGGACAAAACACTAAAGGTACGCAAGCATATCTATTATGGGGCGGACCTGCAGGATTGACTTGGGCACAAAAGATACTCAAAGACGAAGGCGTGATATGAAAAATAGCAACATCTATAAAAGAATGGATGACCCAAACGTCATCACATACTATCTAGATGTGATAGACACTAAACCACTACAAGAAGTCAAATTTCTTGTAGGTAATATAACATTAGAAGCAAGTGATCATGTGTTATATCCAAAAATCATTAGAGCATTTCAAAAGAGGTTAATCAATGAACAATTATGACGAAACAATTTATTGTGATGACGAATCAGTATTGTTATCAGAACTCAACACTACAGTTTACGATACTACTACGATAGACATCTATAAACCAACTGATCCATATGTCAGACATGTCACTACTAGATATGTACCAAAATTCAACTATTATAAGAATGACACGATCATTGGTAAGAGCCTAGAATATTATGGTGAATATACAGAATTAGAGATACAGTTATTGCGCAACTTCATGAAGCCTAATTTCGTCGTATATGATATAGGTGCTAATATCGGTTATCATACAGTAGCATTCGCTAAACATGCTAAACATGTGTATGCATTTGAACCAAACAAGAAAAACCTTGACTTATTGCGTAAGAACATCAAATCATTAGACAATGTGACGATCTATGATGTTGCATGTAGCGATGTTGCAACTACAATGCATGTAGATGACTTTGATCTAGATGTGCCAGGTAATTATGGCGAGATGCATATGAACAATGTTGGTCAAGTTTGCGATAGTGTGCGTATTGACGATATTGACGATATCTATTATCCAGACTTAGTAAAGATTGATGTAGAAGGTCATGAATTACAAGTATTGACTGGTGCAACAGAGACTATCACAGAATATAAACCTATCATATTTTATGAAGCACATGGTAATGACTTAGATAAGATTTATGAAATGTTAGACAATCTTGGATATAAACTATATTGGTATCCATGCAATAACTACAATCCAAATAATTACAATAACAATAATAATAACATATTTGGTCAAGGTGGCGTATTAAACATACTAGCATTACATGGATATCCCAAGATCAATAACTTATTGAATGTGAACAAAAACGAGACTTTCAGTCAAAGAGTAGAAAGATTTCTACAGGAGAAAAACAATGTACAACAAGAAGCCAAAAACTAAGCCAAAACCTAAAAAATGACTGAGGAAGAACTACAACTTGAGTTAGTGCGTATCAGCAATATGGATAATAATCAGATACAGTTGAAAGCACGTAATCATCATCATGCTAGACATTTAACCAAGCAGCAATTTAACATGCTTGGTGGTGCTATCAATAGTAGATTAAATGATTATGGTTTAGAATTACAACCAGCATGTTGTGGTCGTTTTAACATAGTCAAAAGCAATGGAGACACTATAAATGTCAGAAAATCCAATGGATAACAATCAAAATAGACCAAAAAAAGGTCGCGGCGGTGCTAGACCTAACAGTGGTAGAAAAGTAGGATCAACGCAAAAATTAAGCGCGCAACGATTATTGCATGAGATCGCACGTAAAGATAAACCATTCGCTATAGGATTAGCAGAAGATTATCATAATGCACGTATGAGCGGCGACAAACATTTAGTTGTAAAATATCAGCAGATGATATTGAACAAAGTAGTCGCAGATAAGGTAGACGTAGATCATACAACACTTGGACAACCTATACAGACAGTCTTTAATTTTCCACAGCGTGAATTAGAAGATTGGAATCCTGAAGTGTCATTTAAATATGAGTCAAACGATAAAGATTGACATTCCACTTTATGGTGAGCAACGTACATTATTGAGTGATTGGTTAAACACTGATAAGCATTGCATAAACATCGTGCCCGCTGGCAGCGGCAAGACATTTCTTGCTAGCATAGCATTACCTATATTTGCTAGCGATGAGCGTTACCATAAAGGTAAGGATATAATTTATAGTGCGCCTACTGGTAGCATGATACGTTCATTGATATGGGAGCCATTAAAAAAGAGCGCAATAAATTATTATAATTTGCGTGACGGCACTGACATTAATAATAGCGATATGACCATCAAGTTTCCTAATGGCATATACATACGATGCAAAAGTGCAGAACAAAGAGAAAATCTACGCGGTCTCAATGTTGGAGTCTGGGTCGCTGACGAAGCAGCATTGTATACCTCAGATACACTACAGGAAATAACGAACAGATTGCGCCCCAGTGTTGGTCAATCAGACACCGCAGGTAGATTGATTATCATATCAACGCCACATGGCACTGGTCCACTCTATGATTTGTTTAAGTTAGCATTAGATAGTCCAAAATATATCGTCCGTCATTACAATTATGAACAGATGCGTAGCGGTAACAAACAGTTTATTGAAGAACAAAAAAGGATATTAAGCCCATTAAAATTCGCGCAAGATTATCTGTGTAGTTGGGAAAGCGTAGCAGATCAGTTCTTCTATACATTTGATAAGCATAAACATACAGTAGACAATATCGTTGATAGAGGTCTTGATTTATATACATTCCATGACTTCAACAAGCGTGTCATGTGTGCCACTGTAGCACAAGTTGGCAAAGATAAGATGGAGATACTCAAGAGTTATGCGATACCTGATTGCAGCACAGAAGGTATGGCAGATGCTATACGCAGAGATTTTCCTAAACGTAGGATATTCAGTATCATAGACATGAGCGGTACGCAAGTCAATCGTGACACTACGAGTCCATTTGGTATAACAGATCGCATCATATTAGAGAAATATGGATTCACGATAGTCAATACACGCAAGAGCAATCCATTAGTTAGCGATACAGATAACACAGTCAACGCATTCATCAATCGTGGTGGATTGATTGTTAAAAGTGATGACAAAATGTTATTAGAAGCATTGACTACATACCATTTTGAAGATGGTAGTCGTAAACGTCTTGTCAAATATACAGAACAAAAATATGCACACATAGACGGTCTTGGCGACTGTTTACGTTATGGTATACATCATCTATTCCCGATCACACACGAACAAACTATCAAAGAATATGTTGGTATGGATCCACGTTATATGCAAAGACCAGGACAAGAGCATATGCCAGAGAGTCCTCTTTATCCCGGCGGCCCTTCGTGGGATGAGATCGTTAACGGGGAAAATATACCTGATTATGCAGTATACTAAATAATTAAT